TTAGTTGGAACTTGTTTTAAAGCTGAACCACCATCACTAAATTTTTTCTTGCCTTTTTTATTCATCTCCATAATTTTTTTAATTCCAGGATAATCTTTTGCTTTTCCTACACCTACACTTATACTAATAATTTTTGATTCTGATTTTTTGGATTTTCCACCATCCTTATACATAGGTCTTTGCATCATTCCGCCACCCATCATTTTTTTTCTCATTATTTTTTTCCTCCTTTAAATATTTGTGTACCCTTTATACCATATATTGACGCCACGACAAGGATCCAAAGATTTGTGAACCATTTTGGAAGCTCTGAGAACATATCAAAAAACAATTTTACCTTGTCCATTGCTGTTGGATCATCACTTACGACTGCCCAGGCCAAAATTGCTATTGGCAAACTTAAAATTATCAAAACTGCCTCGTCTTTCCAGTCTGATTGACGTGCTTCTAATAATTTACCTTGGTAAGCTTCTTTTCCTTCGGCCATACGTGATGCATGCATTAATTGTGCATCAGACATAGCTATTTTAGTCTTCTGTTTGTTAGCGTAAATTTTACTACCAGCAGAGACGGCTAATTTAATTGCCGAAAACCACATATTAGTACCAAGTAGCTATTTTTTTCTTATCAGATAACATTCTTTTAGTTCCTCTAACTTTTTCCTTGTCTCCTGTAGGAATATAGTTGAAAGAACCGTCAGCAGTAGTCTTAGATCTTGGATCTATCTCCACATTTTGTTCTGGAACTGCCATCTGTTTTGCTTTTTTATAGTTCATCATAATTTTTTACCTTTTGTTAACTTAATATACCATTATTAATTGTCAATAACAGACATTTGTTTTACACCCGATTTAGCAAGTGATACTTTAGCTCTTAATTCAGCTAAATCTTCGTTTTGATCCATCTTATCTTCAGCTAAATCTCTAGATTGTAGCAATCTTGCTCTTGCAAGTTCTTGTTGAGCTTCATCATCTTGTTTTTTACGTTCATTTTCCATAGCACGTAGATCAACTTCACGTGATTTTAGTTTTAGTAGAGGATCTGAATCAAATTGTGAAGTGATTTTGTTTTCTTCCTTCATAAAATCTTCAGTCATTTCTGCAATCAATACTGCTTTTCTAGATTCTATAGTGTTTGTTATCTGTTGAAGCATTTGTGCTGCTTGTGGGTTGGTAGGTGCCTGTTGTTGAAGCATTTGCATCTGCATCATCTGCTCTCTGAACTCTATTTGTACTTGTTCTTGGGCCATGATTGATATGTGTTCAAGAATGTTTTTTTGAATAGATGCCATTATAGCGGGATTGTTCTTAACCATGTTTGTTGACATAAAATTTAAGTGGGCTGTGATGTGCGCTCTGTGATCTTGACCAGGGAAAGCTTGAAAAGGTTTTGAACTTAATGCATTAATATGCTCGATACTTGGATCAAGGGGTTCAACTTGAGCGGGAGGGGGTAATATTTGATTAACATCTTTTACTCCTATTGCTTCATACATTTTTCTATATGCATTATAAAGATTATGTATCTGCGGATTCGATTGTGCTAGTTGTAATTCTGTTTGTGCCATCGTAATTCTTTGTGACTGAGAAAATATATTAGGATCAGCTACAGGGATGATGTCAATTCTATCATCAAAATCTACTTGCTTAATTGTTCTAGCTCCTCCAACCACGTCATATGGATATTCTGGTGGTAAATATTGAGCAATTATTTTACCTAAAAATCTAAATTCTTTTTTCATTGCAGCGTATAATCTTTTATGGATTGCACTCATGACTCTTGAACCACGTTCAAGAAGAGCAATAGTAGTACCAACGGCTGCGCCTTGATTTCCATCTCCAACTTGCATATCGGCAATAGATGCAAATCTTTGGCCTGCTCCCACAACAGTTCCCATTAATGATAATAATGTCTGAGAAGGTTCCTTATAAGGTAATGGAAAAAATGCATCTCTTAAATTTCCACCTGGTGCATCTACATCTTTAAACTCACCTGGCTGAATTGGAGATGCCTCATCTCTAACTCTTACTCCACGTTGTTTGAATCCAGCTGGCAGATTAGATAACGTTCCCGCATCTAGTAACTGCCTTAGAGCCGCGGTCGCTGTTCTAGACAGTCCACCTATCATGTGGATTAAACCGAAACCATAAAAACCTAAACCTGGTAAAAATTTGAAATGTACAAAATATTGTATTTTATTTCTCTTGGGATCTTCTGGTGCATAATTTCTTTTAATAGATAAAATTTTTCTTGAAGCTTCTTCAACCGTTACAATGTACGGAAGTTTAATTCCTGTGGGCTCACCATTCTCATCCATGTCTTCAAAACCTTCAAGGTCTAAATTAACATGACATTCTAAAACATTGTATATTGATTCTTGTTTACCAGTTTTTTTAGTTCCAGAAATTTCTCTTTCCTTTTTAGTCAACTCGTCATTGTTATCAACACCTGGCGGACCTAATTCTACATCGGCATAGAAACCGTTAACTTGTTGTTTTCTTAAATCGTTTTCAGAAATTTTTAAAGAGTGGATGATTGATTCCGCTTCGTCTAATGAGGTAGCCGTGTACGGAACAATCAAATCCTCAGCAGGGATAAATTTACTCACTGCTCTCCCTAATAACTGGTCATAATAAACTTTTTTAAAAGTTGAACCAGCTAATGGTAAATGAAATAACATTTGATCGAACTCAGGTTCATATTCTTCCATTTGATCCATTAATAAATAATTCATGTAGTCTTTAACTCTTTGAGACTGTTGTTGAACAGGAGGGGAATCTACTCCAATAATATCTGTTCTTACAGGACCTCCTGCAGGTAATAATTCTTTATAAGCTTGTGCTTGAAATTGTGTAACAGCTTCTGCAAGAACTGGGTGAGTTGCACCACTTGCTCCTTGAAAAGGTTCTGTTCTGTTTTCGTATTTAAAACCTAAAAGATCAAGACCTTGAATATAAGATTGTTCCCAATCTTTTCTAGATGTTTTATAGTCCATGTAATCATCGACCATTTCATTTCCAATTGGTTCTAAAATATCTTCAGGTAAAATGTCAGCTAGATTATCAAAATGAGATTCTGTTCCTGGTATGTTAATTGCTCCAGGTGCAAAATCAATTGTTGCACCTCCGTCTTCTTCAGCAATAACTTCTACTGGACCTTTTTGTTCTATAACTTCTTCTTCAAAAATTTCTTCTTCAGCTGGTATTTCTACTTCTGTTCTAAGTTCATTAGGAAGGGACTTGTCTATATCTGCCATTTAAAATTTCTCCAGTCTTACTGTTTAACTTGTTTTAAAGGAACTTTCAACCCCTGTGGGTCAGGTCCTGATTTTGGTGGTGGGCCAGATTTCACTCCGCCTGAACCAAGTGGTTTATCAATCATACCACCATCTTTTCTTTCTTCTCTCATTTGTTTTGCAACTAAGTCTGCTGCAGACTCTTCTGACATATCACCAGATAATTCTCTGACACGTTTTTCAAACTCTTTTCTACGATCTTCACTATAATTTTTTGTGTATAGATCTGTTATGCTAGACATTAATAATAATTCCTTTTCTTCTGTTCGACAACTTCATCCACATAGTCTTCTGGATGTTCAATTAATCCACCTTGTCTAAATCTCATGATCGCTTGTGTAGTGGAGTCGACCAAGTCATCATGATCCCCGAACGGAAAGGCTGCACATTCTTCAATGACTTCCTCTGCAAACTTTTGTTTAGGAGCCCATACCATACCAGATTCAAACAAAGGTGCAACAGCATTTACACGTGCATGTTTATCATTTCCACGTGAAGGAGTAAAGTTCATTACTGGAATATCCATTTTCCTTAATTCATAGGTCAGGGGCAATCCAGAAGCTTTCGCCTCAATGATCACTGTTTCAGGGTTCCAGTATCTATATTGTTCAAGAGCCAAGCGCCGTAGTTCAGGAAACTCGTATCTTCCTTTGATTGCATCAAGTAATATTAGATTGGCTCCTGAATCTTGGTCAGGATAAAATACACCCCAAGTAGTAATAGCACTGTAATCGGCTGTCTCCTTTTTCAAGAATGCTGTATCATAAGATTGTATGATATGATAAATAGTTGGGATGTCATCTCCTTCATAAGGTCTCCACCATTCACGTTTAAGAATCGCACCTTCCTCACTAGTGGGTTGTTGCATCCATTGTGCATTCCATTTAGCAACAGGTAATGCAGCTTTT